CTCTCAAACCCCGGATTGGACAGATATAGCAGCATAGGAAAAGATTATGGCTTCTACATACACAACTGGTTTCAGTTTAGAAAAAATAGGTTCTGGAGAACAGGCCGGAACTTGGGGTACGACCTCAAATCACAACTGGGATATTGTTGACCGATTAGCCTCATACAAAGCGGTAGCTTTGAGCGATGCTTCTACAGCCACTTTGACTGTTCGAGAAGCTTCTCCAGGTTCTGGAACTGAAAATCTTCAAGACGGTATGTACCGTGCGATTAAGTTTACGGGATCTTTAAGTCAAGACTGTACGGTTACAATAGCGCCGAATACAGCCCCTGCTTGGTTTATCATTGAAAATGCCGCTGGGGACGACGTTATTCTTTCCCAAGGCTCTGGAGCAAACGTCACCGTTCAAAATGGTAAAAACGTCATTGTCTACTGTGATGGAGCGGGAAGTGGCGCAGCAGTTGTTGATGCTCTGGCAGACCTTCAAATAGGAACACTTGAGGTTACAGGTGCAGCGGCAGTTGACGGAACACTTGCTGTAGGAGGAGCTTCGACCTTTAGCAACACAGTCACTGTTGGTGTTGATGATACTGGATATGACGTTAAACTCTTCGGTGCTACTAGTGGCAAATATGCTTTGTGGGACGAAAGTGCTGATAGCTGGATAATTAGTGGCACTCAATCTACGGTCACTGCGGGTACGTCCAATTACATCGCAGGTGTCAATGCAGGTAATTCTATTCAATCAGGTGGTAACTACAACGTAGCTGTTGGTGATGAAGCTGGAACGGCAATTACTACAGGCGATAATAATGTTCTGGTGGGCTATGACGCTGGCAAGGCTCTTACAACAGCAAGCAGCAATACTATTATCGGGCATACTGCTGGTGATGCCGCAACAACTGCTTCTCCTTTTATAGCTATAGGTCATGCGGCTGGTGGGGCGGTAACAACTGGAAACGGTAATCTTTGTCTTGGGCAAAATGCTGGTGATGCTCTTACGACAGGGGGCAATAATACAGCTTTAGGTCATTATACATTACGGGGTATGACCGAAGCAGGACCAGTAGTTGCTGTAGGCTATAACGCTGGAAATGCTCATACAACAGGTGCAGGCTGTACCTATGTGGGTGCGTATTGTGGTGATGCAAATACAACCGGGGGATACAATACGTTTATTGGTGATGCAGCAGGTGGCGCAAATACATCAGGAGCTTACAACACTTTTGTTGGTCAGGCCACAGGAGATGCAAATACAACTGCTCAAGGCAATACTGCTGTTGGATATCAAGCTGGTACGGCAATCACCACAGGAAATCATAACGCTATATTTGGATATATAGCTGGTCAGGCTATTACAACAGGCACTTATAATGTTCTTGTGGGAGTAGATGCTGGTAAATTAATAAGTACCAGTAGTTATAATGTAATTATGGGCTTCCAAGCTGGTGATGCCATCACAACAGGTGAGAAAAATGTTGCTGTGGGATATCAGGCATTAGGAGGTAATACAACTGCTTCTAATAATACGGCTGTTGGCGATTCTGCTGGTTTAGCAAATACGACAGGAACAGGAAATACTTTTGTTGGAAATGCAGCAGGTGTTGCAAATACAACAGCATCTAATAATAGTGCGTTTGGTTCTCAAGCATTGGTAGCAAATACGACAGGGACAGGCAATACCGCTATAGGAATGATTTGTATGGCAGCTTGTACTACAGGCAGTACTAATGTTGGAGTTGGGGGCAATGCGCTTAATGATCTAACAACTGGTTCAAACAATGTAGTAGTCGGCGTTGATGCTGCTGATGTTTTAACAACAGGGGGTGCTAACGTAGCAATAGGAAAAAATGCTCTTGGCGCTCAAACAACGGCTAGTGATAATACGGCTGTTGGCGACCATGCAGGAGCTTCTATAACAACTGGGACAAGCAATGTTGCTTTGGGTCAAGCTTCTCTTGATGTATGTACAACAGGAGCGGCTAATACTGCCCTCGGTCAAAATGCGCTTGGTGCATGTACAACAGGCGGTGACAATGTTGCTGTTGGCCCTAATGCTTTAGATGCTCTTACAACGGTTGGTCAGATTACTGCTGTTGGCAAACACGCACTAGGTTCTAGCACTTCAGGGGAAACTAATGTCGCTGTTGGCTATAATGCTGCAGGTTCTTTAACAACTGCTTCCCAGAATACCTATGTAGGTCATGGTGCTGGTAGCACTCATACAACGGGTAATGAAAACACTGGTTTTGGCAAAAATTCTCTTGTTGGCCTCACAACTGGTGTTTGTAATCAGGGTCATGGCGCACACACATTAGGAGGAACTACAACAGGTTCATATAATACTGCAATGGGCTGTTCTGCGGGTAATACCAACACGACAGGCAGTCATAATATGGTATTAGGCCATAACTGTGATCAGAGTGCCGCAACAAATGTCCACGAAATTACTCTAGGAACGAATAGTCAAGTTGGTAAGGGAAGTAGTACAGCGTTTATTTCTCCGAATGGTGGAGCGGTTTATGCAGGAAATAACAGCGCAAATTTTTCAACGACTTCTGACAGACGAATTAAAAAGAATATTGTTGATAACAATATAGGTCTTGAGAAAATAAATCAGATTCAAGTTCGTAACTTTGAATATAGAACCCCTGATGAAATTGATGAATTGCCTAAACATGCTGCTATAGATAGTGAAGGCACTCAGTTAGGAGTAATTGCTCAAGAGGTACAAGGATTCTTACCGCAAATTATTAAGGAAGAAACAACAGGCTGTTTAAGTGTGGATGGTAGTGATATTAAATGGCTTTTAGTTAATGCTGTAAAAGAATTGTCTGCAAAAGTCGAAGAATTGGAGAAAAAACTAAATGGTTGATAATGAAACAAATGTCGTCAACATTGGTGGCACCGAATACGATCCTAGTGACCTTACGGATCAACAGAAATACTGGATTGTCCAAGTGCAGGATCTTCAAAGCAAGCGTCAAGCGCAACAGTTCCAGTTAGACCAAATCAATGTGGCCTTAGACAGTTTTATGACTTCATTGATTGAAAGCCTTAAAGACGATAACACAAAGGAGCAAGTAAATGGCTGATCGAGAACTTACGGCAGATGAAATTGCCGCAAACTTTTCCGCTATGGACGATAGTGTAACACTTATTAATGCAACTGTTGCTGATGATTCAGACGCATTGACACAGTTTGGCACTGCCGCTGAAGTCAAACTTATGATTACTCGCAACACGGACCATCTTGAGCTTCAGAAAGAAAAACAGTGGTACAAAGACTCCAGCAAAACTAAAACTAAGTACACAAAAGCCATTACGGATGGTAAAGCATACGTTGCTGGGTAAGATGAATGCCGCTTACCAGAGTTCAGTTTAAACCTGGTGTCAATCGTGAAAGTACGTCTTTTGCGAATGAGCAGGGTTGGTTTGACTCCGATTTAATACGTTTTAGAAAAGGCCGCCCTGAAAAGCTGGGAGGCTGGACAAAGGTTTCTGGAACTTCTCTTGCAGGAACGCCTCGTTCTTTAAATGCGTGGATTACTCTCGATGCTTTAAAGTTAATGGGCGTTGGCACCAACAAAAAGTTTTACATTGAACAAGGTGATTCGTACAACGATATTACACCCATTCGAGCTACGGCAACACTTGGAACCAATCCTATTACAACGGGTAGTGCTAGTTCAGGAGAAATTACAGTTACGGCTGCGGGTCATGGCGCAGCGGAAGGCGACTATGTTACCTTCAGTGGAGCTACAACTACAGATGGGATAACCGCCGCTCAGATAAATACAGAACACGTTATAACTTCTGTAGTATCCGCCAACAGTTACAAGGTAGATACGGGAGGAAGTGCTACTTCTGGATCTACGGCTGGCGGTGGTTCGGCTGTTATTGCCAATTACCAGATACACGTTAGTACGACTGAATCTGTTCTTGGCCCTGGTTGGGGTTCTGGTTACTGGGGTGGTCAGACGCTTACTTATTCCCAAACTACCTTGGACGGTGGCATAAACGCCAGTGTAACTTCGCTGGATTTGACTTCTGCTTCTGATTTTGAAACAGCTTCTACAACAACAAGTGCTGCTGTAGCTATCGTGGATACAACAATCAGTCTGGCTGATTCCTCTGGAATGCCAGCCAAGGGTACAATCAAGGTAGACAGTGAGCACATTTCTTACAAGACCAACTCAGGGACCGTTCTTGGTGACATCACAAGAGGCGTAGATGGAACGACCACGGCAACGCATTCGAGCGGTGCTACGGCCACTTTTGTTGGTTTAATAAAAATTGAAGACGAGTTACTTTTATACACGGCAAAATCAAGCAACACTTTAACCGTTATTCGTGGCTCAAGAGGCACTACCGCTGCTTCTCATTCTGATGATGTTATTGTCAAGGAAGCCAACGGTTTTTATGGATGGGGGGATGCGGTATCTCCGTTTACTTCCGGTGAGACGCGGCTGTGGTCGCAGGACAATTGGGGCGAGGATCTCATCCTTAATGTTCGTGATGATAACGTTTATTATTGGGACGCAACACTTGGCTTGAGCACACGGGCAACGGCCTTGAGTAGCCAGACAGGGGCTTCGGATGCGCCGACAATTGCCCGTCAGGTTATTGTGTCAGACACGGATCGTCACGTTATTTGTTTGGGCGCAAATACAATAGGAACAACGACGCAGGATCTTTTGCTTGTGCGCTGGTCAGACCAAGAGAATGCAGTAGATTGGACACCTAAAACAACCAACACAGCTGGTTCTCAACGTCTTTCTTCAGGTTCTGAAATCATTACATCTGTTGAAACACGTCAGCAGCTTTTGATATGGACAGATGCATCCATGTACAGCATGAGATTTGTTGGTGCTCCTTTTACGTTTTCATTTAATCTTCTGGCAAGTAATTCTTCAATCATTGCTCCAAAAGCGGTGGTATCTGCTGGTGATCGTGTGTTTTGGATGGATACAGAAAATTTCTTTATGTACGCAGGGCAAATACAGGCGCTCCCCTGTACTGTTCTTCGTTACGTTTTTGATGATTTAAATTTCGATCAAAAGTTAAAGATTTTTGCTGGTTCAAACAGGATGTTTGACGAAGTTTTTTGGTTTTATTGTTCTTCTGACAGTGACGACATTGACCGTTACGTTAAGTTTAATTATGCAGAGGGAACGTGGGATATTGGTTCCTTGTCCAGAACTGCCTGGGTTGATTTTGGTTTATTTAGTAAACCCCGTGGTGCAGGGACCGTGGACAGTTCAAATTACATCTATAACCATGAATCAGGGACCACGAATGACGGTTCCGCAATGACTTCGTACATTGAGTCTTCTGTATTTGACATAGGCGATGGAAATCAATTTGTGGCGATAAAGCGCATTATACCAGACATTGATATATCGAGCGCATCGGGCAAAGGCGTTGATTACGTATTAAAGACCCGTAACTATCCCGGAGAAAGTCTGACAACGAACTCAACGAGTACTGTTACCAGTACAACGACAAAATCTGATGTACGAGCCCGTTCCCGTTCTGCCGTGTTACGCATTCAAAGTAGCG